CGTGGTGTTTCGAGTGCGTTCGTACCAATCGGATAGCGGTCGCGATACCATGACCACAACTTTCAAGCGCGGGGTAATTGAGTACGTGAACATCACCCGTTACTCCGTTTTTGCTGATTGTCAGGTGTCGGTAGTATTCGCAGTGTTTCTTAATTGATTATCTTTGTACTTCGCTGGGCAAGCGGGGGATGTGCCGAAAGGCCGCCCCACTTGCAGCGAGAAATACATATCGGTGTTTCATACGTTGACCGATACGGCTTGCCCAGTCGAAACAACCTCAACAGACTTTGACATTCTGCGCCCGTAATCCGAGCAATGAGCAACCGCGCCTCAACTCGGTCATAAAAGCATCGGACTTCGTTCGGTCATAATAAGTAAACGGGTATCAATAGATGCCGAGTGAGTGAATATCGGAAAAGCTCACCCGTGCTTAGATCGGTGGAACGTTCGCAGCCAATGGGCTGCAATGCCGATCGAAGGGGGCTATTGATTTGCAGGGGTCGGCAGCGAGTGTCCTTATAGGGGATGCTTGAATAGGCGCGGCATGTCTTTACCTTTGGGGCGTGACACAGGCCGAATACATCGCAAAGCTCAACAGGCAGATTGAGCAACTGCGCACGAACGCGCCTTTGGCTATTGCGGCTCAAACCGTTCACGCGATGAGGGTTGAGCGGATATTCGATACTCCAGGCGTTGGCGGAAGCTACAACCGCACTAAGCCGATCTGGGTAAAGAACACTGAACTGAGGCGCAAGAACAAGGGCAAAAGCGGCAAGGCCCAAAAGACATCCTATTTCTCAAGCTATTACGCATTGAAACAGGATCAAGGATTCGATCCGAACGTGGTCAATCTTCGGCTGACCAACGACCTCCAGTCCGACTTCGCCAACTCAGCGAAAACGAACGGCACGGGTCGGCCCCCATCAGGAAAAGTGATTAAGGTAAGTAATTCATTGTATGTCGAGGCCATCAGGCGCGGCAACAACATGGTCAAGCTGAAGGCCAACCTAAAAAGGTACGGTAATTTCCTTGCGTTCACCCCAGCCGAACGCGCAAAATTCCATGAAATAAACCGCCTCGAATTTCTCAAACTATTGCAAGGATGATTCAACAGGCGATCACTATACTGAACACCGCCCTTGACTCAACGGGCAAGTTTGCGCAGTCCTATTGCCTCGGTGAACTTCGGGCCGATGGAGAGGGTCGAAAGGTGCCATACGCCTACACCGCATCGGGTGAATTTCGGACCGTTGACATTGATAGCGGTTCGGTTACTTATTGGCGGATGGACTCGCCTGCATCATTCGAGGACATCGCACCGAAGTACTCAGCAAAGCGACTGGTTCAGGGCGACTTCTCGTTGCGCCTTGTGGTCATTTCCCATAGGTCTGATGCGTTTGAGCCGACACGATTAAGCAATGACCTTGCATCGCTGTTAATCGCGCAGGACAGCGATATTGAATCAGCCGTAAGCGCGGACAGCGTGACCCTTGCCATCACTTCAATAGATCACGACACGCCCGCTATTTACGCCACCGAGTTCAGCGGGATTGACGTTGAGGACTTGGATTATCGGTTGTTCATGCTGGCGTTGACCATCAAAATGACCATTGTCGCACCTGCCGAATGTTGGGCGAATGAGTGCGACCTCGACCCCGACATATTACACTGGTTCAACTTCTGCGACTCAGCGACATTTGAGCGTTTGACCGACGAGCAACGTGAATGTCTGACCGCCCGCCTTTGCGAGACACCGCCAACGCTATGCGAGCAACTGGCAGAGGTCGCGCCCGAAGATGTGGTGGCTGATGTGTTCGGCTGCCTCACGCCCGAAGCACAGGAGGCACTACTTGAGGCGGAGTGTGAGGTAACGCCATGCGACCCCGTGACGGTCGAGATCAACGGCACCGAAGTAGGCACACCTGCAAGTGGATCGACATTCTCGATCAAGGTCACATTAGACGGCAACGAGTCGGGTTCATGGAATGGCGTTAATACTTGGGAAGTGACATCAGACCCATGCGCAGATGGCACAATCACAATAAACGGAGACTCATACGGCACCGTGCCAAGTGGCGGCACAGAGAACATTCAAGTAGTAACAGATGCCACACCATCAAGCCCCGTAGGCAGTCTCGTTTCGGGTCAATGGGTCATCGGTAACGCCCACATGAATATCAACGGAACGAACGTAGGAAATATCGAGGCCGAGGATACCGCGAATAAGTACGTTAAGGTCAATGGCACTCAGATAGGGTCGTGGAATAACCCAACGCAAACGTGGAATATCGTTGTAAAGCAGGGTGGCGTTCAGGTCGGGTCAAACGTGGGAAACGAATGGATAGTACCCGCATGCCCAGCTACCTACTCGCTTAGTCTTGCCACCTCATCAGCGACACCCGCATACGGTGGGTCATTCACAATCACCGCGACCGCAACAGGTTTCACGCCTACATTGTACACCTTCAGCTACCCATCGGACAGCATAGGCGGATATGCCCGCACCACTCAGGTGGGAAATGCGTTAGCGATCACAGCGAGGGGCTACGGTGCGCAGACAATCATTGTGACTGCCACCGATGGCGTGACCACCGTTGGCGCGACCATTCAGGTGACGGTGGCCCAAATGACCCAAGTTACCGACTTTCTAACGAACACGGGCATCGTTGACGCGACCATAACAGGGGCAGTCAGAACGTTGGCCCTTCGCTTAGATGACTACGGCATATGGTCAAAGGTTCGGGCCTTGTACCCGTTCGTAGGCGGCACCGCGACCACACACAAATACAATCTCAAAGACCCGCGCGACCTCGATGCAGCCTATCGCTTAGTGTTCGCGGGCGGGTGGACTCACGATGCAAACGGAGTCACGGGTAACGGGGTCAATACTTCGGCAGATAGCAAATTAGCGAATAACGTCACGGGCCAAAACTCATTGACGTTGGGCGTTTACAATCGCACAGCAGGCACGGGCGGCGTTGAATGGTCGGGGTCGGTAACGCCTCGCACATGGCTTGCGGGCAACATCTCAGGCACCGCATACTTCGACCTGAACAACGGGGCATCTACGGCCACCACAACGGCACCCGCTGACGTTCGGGGTACACTCATGGCATCGCGTGTTGTTTCGACCGCCACCGAGCTTAATTTGAACGGACAGGGGCAACGTACAACAGCCGCAACATCTTCAGCACCCGCAGCCACCAATTTCATCTTAGGCCAGTTCAGCGGAGGCGGGTTCACGACCGCGCGCAATTATGCGGCAGCGTGGCTAACGGACGGCCTGAACGCGGAGGAGGAGACACACTTTCGATCAGTCATGCAGACCTTTCAGACAACACTCAGCAGGCAGGTATAATGATCGCACAACTCACAGACGACCAGGCTAAAGAATTGACGGGCAAAGAGTGGCAGCCAGACAGCTTTTTCGCACCGTTCAAGACTCAGGACGGGTGGGCCATATCCGAACAAGAGGTGAACGGTTGCGAGACGAAGGGGCTTGAGTGGGTGTGCAAATTGCCACTCGTTGACTACGTGCCTGAACCGACACCGATACCATGAATAGGCCAATGGAAATCGACCTGACCACCTATGCTCCGACCATTGCTACCGCAGCAGCAGGTGTGGCAACTACAATCATGGCATGGCGCAAGGGGCAGTCACAGGCTAAGGGGTCGGAATTGGATAATGTGGACAAGGCCATCAAAGTTTGGCGCGAACTTGCCGAAGGGCTTGAGGATAGACTTGTTGTCATAACAAAACAGGGCGATGAGTGCGAAAAAGCTAGGCAACAGCTATTGGACGAGTTCACGACTCACAAGAAACATAACGAGGCCGAGATGAAGAAACTGACCGACCGTCAACTGAGGATGGCCGAGGCAATGCAGCAGATGTTCAAGCAGCAAGGGGTTGACGCGAAGATTAACCTCGACCTATTGTAAAGTTTAACCTCAATTTCATTTCGCGTCTGGTTTTCCGCTTCATCTTTGCGGTGATGGGAATAATCTGTAACGGTTTGCAGATATACACAGTTCGGGATTAAATAGTAATAACTTAAATAATAGATAAAATGATTGAAAACGTAGAAAACTCAAATGAAGCACAGAAACCCGAATTGGGTATATGTGTTGTTAGCGGTTCGTTACCTTCTTTAGATGATGCAACAAAAGTCGCTGTTAGAATTTCAGAAGAAGCAATTACACCACCACTTGATGCAAAAGAACAAGCACTGTTTATCGCTGGATTTCAAGAGTGTATAAAGTGGTTGAATGTGGTTTTCGGCAATGACCGCTAACGGTTTGCGTATATACGAGGTACGCCAAACGATAAATTTTAAATTATAAACAAATGCTTGTAGGCGTATCTTGTATATACGCTGTTAGCGGATAGTTAAAAATGAAAATACACACATTAAAATCAAGAACAGTTTGCCATAACAGCGAGAAATTTCTGATAATGGTAGGACACAGACATTGGAACTTAGGATTCCAAATACAAGATTGGGGCATTAGATTTATGTTGATATGGTGGCACGTCTGCATTCATTTTTAATTTCCGCTAACGGTTCTCGGCTATATTTAGGCTGGGATTATGAAAACGAAACTTTAAATTAAGACAAAATGAAATTAGAAAAACTAAACTTTGATTTACCCGAAATGCCCAGCTTGAATATAGCCGATGTTATAAGCCGTTTTGTTTCGGAGCAACAAAAGAAAGAGGAAGAAATTTTCACTTCTGCTTTACGAATAATGGCAGAACCACCGATTAAAGGCGAGATTACAAAAGGTAAAGTAAGATGGAGAGGTATAAGAATAGTGCAACATAATGACGGATTTACATATACAAAATGGTTAGAGCAAAGAGGTAAGCAAATTAGTCCGAAAATTGTCTTTACTGGCACTATCGGAAATGGCTTATAACGGTAAACGGCTATATTTAGTGCCGACTTATAAAAACTAAATTAAATTTAAAAATAAAACATAAAATGGAAAACGAAAATTCAAATGTAGAAAAAACTAAGGCATTGAATATAGCCGATGTTACCAGCAGTGCTTATATCAAAAATTTCGGAGATGTAAAAAGATTTGAAATTACAGATGAAATAAAACAATGGGCAAAAGAACAATATGAAAAATCTGATAAAACGGAATTTCTGAAAATTATAAATGGTCATTAGCATTGCTGGTAACTCGCTGATTAGCGAACAAAGACCACCTACCCAATGCGAACAATATCAACACATAAGACCGTTGAAATAGCATGGGAAATTAGCGGGTTCGATGGATATGCTTTCGGTGCAGATAAGGCACTTTACAACACCAGCACAGGCCGTAAGTTGCGGCACACTATTAACGGTGGTCGGCAGGGGTGGTGGATAGGTAGAAGGTTCATGGCGCATAACACGCTGCTACCGTTGATGCGCGGGCCCGAACGGATCATTTGCCCATTCTGACTAACTTAGCGGCCATCATGCAGGGTCGCAACGTGTTCATGGGTATGTTAGCATTTGCCGTCATAACTGGCACGTTTGCGCTCGTGTTCCTGTTGTTCTATGCGCCCATACCAGAAAGCTCGCATGACCTTGTGAACATTGCATTAGGCGCATTGCTGACCGCTTTCGGCACCGTCCTTAATTACTACTTTGGCAGTTCAAAAAGTTCCCGTGACAAAGACCAACGCAACACAGCACAAGCCGCGCCCGAAGCGTAAAAACAAAGGCGTTCACTCAAAGAACAACCCGCCCGAAAAGAAATATAGAGGGCAGGGCAAGGTTTAATCTCGTGTTAATTGTTCGTGCCGTTTTAGGGGTGAAATTTGGGGCATGAAACCAAAACACTTCACCCTTCCCGAACTCGTTGACCCGTGGTTTCTCGCGAATCACACCGAGGCCGAAATATGGGCCATGCTCGATCAGAACGCGCTACGTGCCATCGATGCTTTGCGCGATCGGTTCGGCCCGATTCTGATCAACGGGCGCGGATATACCGAGAGCGGGTTGAGGCGGTCTGACACGGCAACGGGCGCGAAGTATTCACAGCACAAAACGGGGGCCGCATTTGATCTAAAATTCCTGACCGATGGGGTAACGCCTCGCAAGGTGTTTGAGTGGATTATAAGCCACCCCGTTGAGGCGTACGCTATGGGTATCCGAAGGGTTGAGGACATCGCCTACACATCGCGCAGCGCAGGCCCTTACTTCGGATGGTTGCACATCGATTCAAAGGACACGGGCGCAAACAACGTCAACAAGATTGTAATCGTTAGGCCATGACCGAATCTGAGTTAAATAAGAAAGCCGCGCAGAACCTACAAGACGGCAACCCGATACCGTTTCAACTTATATGGAACGGTGCCGAATTGGTGCTGCGATTGATTACTGAGGCCATCGCGAACAGGTCAACACTTCGCGCACGGGTGAAAGTATTGGAGGGCGTGTGCCTCACCCAGGCGAAACAGATTGAGGTATTGGAGAGCCGCCTGACCATATTAGAGGGCAAGTAGCCCCTGCATTTTAATCGCTTTTTAATTCCGTTTTAATGTCGCCCAATGTTTGGCGGGGGATATTTGACCCATCAAACAACAGCGACATGAAAACAACAAGTGGACACCTAACAAGCCAAAACATTAAAGCCATAAAAGCTATAATGCAGGCTGGACTTGAGTGTGGTAAGGTTGGCAGGACTAACTACTTTATATCGAAGGATGGCAGCCAATACAAGGTCATCATTAAGTCAATGACTCGCGGGCTGATACCATGCGCTGGGTCTGAATTAAGGCTTTCAACTTTTGTAGCAACATTCACAATCTAACCCATGACCACCCCCGAAAAACTCCGCGCGTACATCTACGTCAATGCTGACGTGGCCGCTACTGCTGAACACGTTGCCAAACGGATTGAACGAGATTACCATTGTTCAGCGGCTCAATTCTTTGTGGACGTGTCTAATCTCGAAATGGGCGAAATTGCCAAGGCGTTGCGCTTGCACACGTCATTCAGCGATATAAGCCACAGGTACTATTTGATAATCGAACACGAGCGCAACACCGTGATGCTCGAAGGGCCGATAACACCGAAGAACCACTAACAACAACAACAAAAGACATGAACATTCGCAAGATTACAATAACGCCAACCTTGGCCGCTGAGTTCTTAAGTAAGAACATAGAAAGAAACCGCCCGATAAAAAAGGCCATAGTAATGATGTACGCCAACGATATGAGTGGCGGGAGGTGGCAAAGTGACAACGGGGAAACTATAAAGTTTGATACTAACGGCTTCCTGATTGACGGGCAACATAGATTGTCAGCCGTAATGAGGTCAGGAGTATCTGTTGCGATGTGGGTTGTAACCGACATCGACCACGGTTCTATTAAGACAATAGATACTGGCGCGGCAAGGACTACGGGCAACATCATGCATATGGATGGCGAGGTTGACGCAAATAAAAAAGCGGCCCTTGTGCGGAATCTGTTGAAGCTTAAAATGCACACATGCAAATTCCCGCTGGCACGACCAACCGCATCAGAACAGATTGAATTTTACGAAGCTAACCGAGACCTGATTGATAGATGCTATAAAATTGCTGACCACTTGGCCCGCAAGTCACAAGTAAAAATACAGGCCAGCATCATCGGTAGCTTTCTTGCAATGTTTGACCAAAGTTCAATAGAAGAGTTTTTTAATCAGGTATGTACTGGAAGGAACATCGACATGAATGTGATACACCTCTTGCGCGATAGGTTGATACGCAATTTGAGCGCAGTTGCGCCACTTCCAAAATCAAGCGTTGAGGAGTTGATATTGAAAGCTTACGTGTACTTCAAAGAGGGGCGCGATGTATCAATACTAAAGGCCGATCAAGATGTTAAACAGCTTTTTACAAGGGCACTTACAAAATGACCACCTACCACCACGAAATAATTCAGGGCACTCAGGAATGGCACGATCTGCGAAGGGGTGTGCTAACATCGAGCGCGATCCGAACGCTGATCACACCAACGGGCAAGTTGGCCGACAACGAGAAAGTGAGGGCGCACGTTTACGAGATAGCGGCCCAACGTCTGACAGGTCGAACGGAGCCGACATTCATGAGCTTTGAAATGATGCGCGGCCATGAAGAAGAAGTACTGGCCCGAAACCTTTACTCCGAAAAGTACGCGCCCGTTTCTGAGTGCGGTTTCGTCACACGTAACGGTGTCGGATATTCGCCCGATGGACTCGTTGGCGAAGATGGCCTGATCGAGATTAAGTCAGCGAAACAGCGGATACAAGTCGAACGGATCATTGCCAACGTCTGCCCACCTGAACACTACGCTCAGATACAGACGGGCCTATGGGTAACGGGGCGGGCGTGGTGCGACTTCATTTCATACAGCAACGGGATGCCGATGCTCGTTGTTCGTGTTATGCCTGATGCGGCCTACTTTGAGCTGATCGATCAGGCCGTGGTGCGGTTCGCTGAACAGGTTGTGGCCATGACATCGAAATACCTGTGGAACGCCAACGGCCTACACGTTGCGCCATACATTGAGCCGATAACAGGTGACGAGATTGAAGTTTAATCTGAATTTCATTTGTTGAGACTGAACACGTTAGACCTTTACGGTTACAATTAAAAACCTACTAATCATGGACTTGACACCGACAATTACCGCGAAATCCGACCAACTGAACGCGGACGACCTAATCAGCGGGGCCATCACTATCAAAGTGACTGGCATAAAAGGAACAAGCGAACCGACCCAGCCGATAGCGATAGGCTATGAGGGCGACAATGGCAAGCCATACAAACCATGCAAATCAATGAGGCGTGTTCTCGTTGCGGCATGGGGGGCGAACGGGGCCGAATATGTAGGCCGCTCGATGACGTTGTACCGCGACAATGATGTTTCATTCGGTGGTATCAAAGTAGGCGGCATCAGGATCAGCCACATGAGCCACATTGATGCACCGCTTACAATGGCGTTGACCGTGACCCGCGCAAGTCGCAAGCCGTACACCGTTGGGAAGTTGGAGGTTGCCGCATTACCCGACCTCACGCCCGACCATGAGAAATGGGCAGCAATTGCCGCGAAGGTGAAAGCGGGCACGTCAATGGAGACTATCCGCAAGCACTACAATGTGAGCGAGGAACACGCGGCACTTCTGACCGCCAACATTTAACCCCATTTTCATTTCGACCAACAAGAAACACCCGAAACTTGCAGCATGACACTAACAATCGAAATCTCATCAGCTGACGGCCTGACTACCACTAAAGAGGTTCACGCTGTCATATCGCGCTACCGTGGCACAACTGACGCGGGTGGCGATGATCCTTCAACAGCATCAATCACAACCGTCAAGATAGGCAACAGAGACGTAACCCGCGAGTTTGACGTGCTGTTTGGCCTTGATAACATCACAAGCGAACTGGAGATACAATGAGAACAATAAAGTTTAGGGCTTGGGACAAAGTCCGAAAGGAGATGAACTACAAGGTTCAAATTGGTAATACCGATATGGAAGACCCCAACTACACGTGCAATTCTATCCTTTTGCCTGGTAATGGGTGTTGGATGAACGCGGATCACGTTTGCATTGACATAATGCAGTTCACGGGCTTACTCGATAAGAACGGAAAGGAGATTTACGAGGGGGATATAATTCATAGCTACATGGGCGGCACTACAACCGTGTTTTGGCGCGATGAATCATGCGGTTTCTTTGTTAAGAATGACAACAATGAATGGCCGTTGTGCGGCATACCACAACCAACCGTAATCGGCAACATCCACGAGAAATGACCAAGCTGCAACAAACGGCCCTCGAAACGCTTAAAAGGTTAGGCCCGATGCCTTACTTGAAATTGAAACGTCATGTACCACGGCTGCAATGGAAGTCTATTCTTGCGCTCATCGATGAGGATAAGGTCGAGGGGGATCACAAAGAACTGATGGTTAAAGTTTAACCCCGTTTCAATACTCTTTTAATTCAAATTAAATGTCGCGGCACGGTTCGCGAAACAACTTTGCACCCATGACATACGAGCAATTCATCGAAAGCAAAATAAAATCCGTTCGCGTTAGCGGATTTGATGTAGAAGATTCGCAGCTGAATAAGCACCTTTTCGACTTTCAGCGATTCATTGTTAAACGCGCGTTGAAGTGCGGCAAGTATGCGATCTTCGCTGATTGTGGCCTTGGTAAAACGCTAATGCAGCTTTCATGGGCCGAGGCAGTTTGCAGGCACACTCAAGGCAAAGTATTGATACTTGCACCGTTGGCCGTTCGTGCCCAGACAATAGCGGAGGGCGAACGATTCGGCATCGATATGAGCGGCATAACCGTGACCAATTACGAACAGATTGAGAACATAGACTGTGATCGGTTTGCGGGCATTGTTTTGGATGAGAGTTCGATACTAAAGAATTTCACAGGTGTATATAAGCGACTGATAATTGAGCGTTTCGCGGGCACGCCATACAAACTTGCCTGCACAGCAACTCCCGCACCTAATGATCTGAACGAGATAGGGAATCACTCGGAGTTCCTTGACGTTATGGACTCATCAGATATGCGTATGAGGTGGTTTGTGCGCGATGAGGAAATGAATAACTACCGACTAAAAGGTCACGCTGAGGATGACTTTTACGGGTGGATTGCATCATGGGCAAGTGTACTTAGGACACCTGCCGACATTGGTTTTAAGGCTGACGGTTATTCATTGCCTCCGCTGAACTACCACGAAAAACAAATTGAGACTCAAACGCGATCAAACGGGAAATTATTCAATGATGCAAGCGTTAACGCTACTGACTTCAATAAAGAGCTTCGGTTGACATTGATACCACGCATTGATATTGTGGCCGATATTGTCAATGCAAGCGATGAGCAATTCATTATCTGGGTGAATCAGAATGAGGAAGAGGAGCGTGTGTGCGCATTGATACCTGATGCCGTTGCTGTTCGCGGTTCTGATTCACAGGACAAAAAAGAGGAACGTTTAATAGGCTTCGGTAAGGGCAAGTATCGGGTAATCGTCACGAAAAAGAAGATTGCCCAATTCGGCCTAAATTGGCAGAACTGCCGAAATCAGATATTTGCCGCACTTGACTTCAGTTTTGAGGGCCTATATCAGGCAATTCGCAGATCGTATAGGTTCGGGCAACAGAATGAGGTTAATATCTACCTCGTTACAACCGACACCATGCAGAACGTCACGGCATCAATCTCACACAAACAACAGCAATTCAATAAAATGATGGAGCAGATCACTAAGAATGTGAACGCAAAGGAGTACGGATTGAAATCCGACTATGTGAAACGCGAAGTACTGACAGATCAATACCACCTAATGAATGGTGATAGTTGCGAGATCATTAAAGACGTGCAGTCAGATAGCATCGACCTGAGTGTGTTCAGTCCTCCGTTTAGTACGCTATTCACATACTCCGATAATATCAGAGACATGGGAAACTGCGTGAGCGATGAAGAGTTCTTTGCACAGACCGATTACCTATTGGGTGAATTATACCGAATCATGAAGCCTGGCCGTCTCGTTTGCGTTCACACAAAGGACATCGCACGTTACAAGAATAGCAGCGGATATAGCGGTATGTACGACTTCACGGGTGACTACCATCGCGCAATGGAAAAAGCTGGATTCAAGTACCATTCAAAGGTGACGATATGGATTGACCCCGTACTTGAAATGCAGAGAACAAAAACACAGCGGCTATTATATAAGCAACTGACCACCGACAGCAGCTACACTGGAATCGGAATGCCTGAATATGTGACCATATTCAGAAAGTGGGACGGGAATGAGGATCAATGGGAGCCAATCACAAATAAGACCCGTGAAAATTTCCCATTGGACACATGGCAGAAATGGGCGTCACCAATATGGATGGACATTAGCAGGACGAATGTGCTTAACAACTATCGAGGTGCCCGCGAGTCAAAAGATGAAAAGCATATCTGCCCGCTTCAGCTTGATGTTATTGAGCGGTGCATCGGCCTTTGGTCGAACAAAGGAGATACCGTTTTCACTCCATTCATGGGTATAGGTTCCGAAGTGTTTCAAGCCGTGAAGATGGGTAGGCGAGGCGTTGGCATCGAACTGAAGGAAAGCTACTTTGACCTTGCGAAAAGGAACCTTGAGAGCGTAATTCTTGAAAAGGCCCAAACCTCACTATTCTAATGCCACGCACCCCCAAAGGCCACACCGTCTGCCGATACCTTGCAGACCCAGACTTCAACACATGGCCGACATGCACACTCGCGCGGCACCTGTTCAATGCGCATCCTCAGACGTTCACAAGCGAACGCGCGACAAGGGAACTGATACGCGCATACCGTGGGCAGCACAAGGGCAAGCGCACCATCAAACCGATTGACACCAAACCGCGCGGATACTACGCTACCCTGCATGGCGAAACGTGTCATTTCAGGATGAGGACGATGCGCGGCAACTGAGAATGTAGTATATTTGCAAGGTCGGA